CAGGAGGAATCCGTGCAGTACACCCACCAGTCCGTGAAGGACTACGTCGCCGCGAAGAAGCGCGGCGACCGCCAGACCACCGACCGGATCCTCGCCGAGGTCAAGGCCCGCTACAACACCCGCACCACCGACGGAAACGAAGCCGCCGAACTCCTCGACGCGACCATGACCGTCCGCTTCGGCGAAGGAGCGTGACCGCGATGCCCGACAAGCAGAGCCTCTTCGAGACCGCCGTCCGTGACGCCGTCGTAGTCCTCAACCTCATGCGGCAGGAAGTCTTCGCCGGCCCCGCCTACACCACGGCCGACGACAGCACCGAGAAGGCCAAAGCCGCCGGCTTCACCTTCGAGGAGATCGAAGCCGAAGCCAAGCGGCGTATCGACGGCTAGCTGCGCCGGGGCGCCCCTCGACTGCCTGGAAGCGACCAGGGGCGCCCCGACCCCTCACCCAACCCAAGATCAGACAAGGGAGACCTCATCATGCCCCACCCCATGACCGACGAGGAATGGGAGGCGCAGAACAGCAGCCTCGGCCCCGACGAAGCGACCGCCCGCGGCCTGTGCTGGTGCTGCGGCGGCAAGAGCGTCCTCTACACCGCCTTCGGCCGCATCCAGCGCACCGTGGACTGCCCCGAGAAGTGCGGCAACGGCAAGGCCCGCCGATGACCACCGCGACTGCCACCCGGCCGGCTACCACCACAGTTCTCGACCTCGAGGCCCGGCTCGCCCTGGTCGAGGCCGCGATGAGCGTCCGCCTCGACGAGGCCGCCGTCGCCTTCGAGGTCAACACCGCCCACCTGCCCGCCGCCGACCCCGTACCCGACCCCACCGACGTCGTCCCACTCACCCCGACGCCCAGCCCGTACCGGACGCCGATCGCCAACCTCCTCCACCGGGCCCGCACCCGGCTCGAGACCAACGGCTGGTGCCGCACAGCCCTCTACGACGAAACCGGCGCCGTCTGCCCCATGCGTGCCATCCGCCTCGAAGCCTCCAGCCGCGACCAGGCACACGACGCGTGCGTGCTCCTCCTCGACGCCATCCAACGCGACTTCCACTGGGCAGAGACCATCCCCAGCTGGAACGCCGCCCAGACCAGCCCCACCCCCGTGCTCCTCGCTTTCACGCAGGCAGCCGACCACGCCCACACCCGCGGCCTCTAACCGCCCACCGAAAGGAACCGTCATGGCCATCACCCTCAAGCCCGGACACACCCTCGAGACCGGCCAGACCCACGGCCACATCGACAACCCCACCACCGGCAAGACGTGGTTCGCCGCCATCGTCGACAGCGTCACCGGCCGGCCCGTCGTCAAGTCCGCGCTCGCCGCCACCGAAGCCGCCGCCATCGCCGACGCCGAGCGCCAGTACACCCGCCGCTAACCCGACCGACCAGAAAGGAGACCGTATGGCAATCCGCATCAGTCACGGCGTCCGCGGCACCCGATCGGCGCTCACGATCGCCAACCTCGGCCAGCACCTCGCCCACACCCTCAGCGGCAGCGAGTGGCGTGAGATCAGCCCTCTGTTCGACGGCCGCTTCGCCGACATCGCCGTCATCCCGCCCCGCGAAGCCGCCCGCATCGGCGACCTCCTCGAAAAGGCTGCCGGCCAGCGCGCCATGAACGTCGAGTGGGGCGAACTCGCCGCCGAACTCGCCGACGCCGCACACCGCGCAGCCCGCGCCGGACAGAACTGGGAATGGAGCTGACCTACCCAGACACGACAGAGCCCCGGCCGTCCGCTTGGACGGTCGGGGCCTTCGTCGCAGGTGCGGGTACGGCGCGGGCCAGCCACCGGCCATCCGTCATGTACCGCGGCGGCAGAGTCGGCCGGAAGCCGGCATCCACCAGCTTCGCCAAGCCCTCGACGCACTCGTCTTCGGTGTCCGCCTGAATGCTCGCCCGAATCGCCATGACAGCAGTCTGCCGCCGGCCGCGGGGGAGAAGGAGCGGAATCGGCGAAGCGCCCTGCCAGAGTCATCCAGCAGGACGCTTCGAGCGGGTGGACTACGGACGCCACGCCTCCCGGTAGCCGGGGCGGTCCGCGTACACCATGGCGAAATTCAGAATATCGGGGCACGGCCAAGCCTTGCCGTAGCAGTGGTTGCAGACCTGCACGCCCCAGTGTGGTGCTTCACAGACTCGGCAGCCGCCCATGGAATGCGATGTATGACGGTCCAGCGTCCGCCGCTTGGCCTCGACCTCGCGCAGCGCCCGCGCCGGATCATGCTCGGCGATATGGCGCGCCAGCGTCTCCTTGTGCACACCCCCGCCGCTCATCCCGCTGCCTACCAGCTCCACCGTCGGTACCGTGTCGCTTGGTGTCACCGTGGTGATGGACCAGTACTGGCCGCCCTCATCGGTGAGGCTCGCGGTGTAGCGCCACTGGGCAGCCCCGGGCACTGGGCCGACTGCGTCCATCGCCGCCCGCGCGATTCGCTCGTCCTCGTCGAGCTGGGCGCGCAGCCACTGCACCAGGTCATCCATCCTGCGCCTCCCCGGCCTGGGCCTTCTTCAGCCGTTCCGCCCGATCGCGGTACCGCTCGTCAGGTTCGATGCCGGCGTCACGCGCCATCTTGCGGACGTGTGCTCCGGTCCAGCCGGAGGCTTTCGCGACCTCGGTCGGCTTCAGGTGTCCTTCGCGGAGGGCAGTGAGGACAAGGTCGCGGAGTTCGTCGCTGGACTTCTTGAGGCGGTCGGCGTCGCGCTGGCGGCGGGTTCCTGCTGCGGCGATCTCTTCGAGGGTGGGTGGCTCGGTGGGCGGGGTCGGCTTCATGACATCAATCTATCGCAACAGACTTGCGGTGCCCATCCCTCAGGCGTAGTATCTGAGTCAACGCTAGCGCAACAGGTGATCGCTACCGAGTTGCCAGGCGAGACAGTGAACTATCGAGGGGGACCCGCATGATCCGCACCAGCCGCACCCGTCGCAGCAACCTGAAGGCCCGCGCCCTCACCGTCATCCGCCGCGTCCACCACACCGCGATGACCATGCCGAAAGCCCTCCGCTACCGGGCGTTGAGCGGCCAGATCATCGTCGCCGTCGAAGCGGGCCAGCTGGTGCGCACCGGCGACATCCTCGACCGGCTCGGCGCCAGCGACCTCAAGGACGGCTACCAGGCCTGGTACGGCCGGCACGTCAAGAAGGCCCACGTCGCCGCCACCGGATCCGAGCCTGTCCGCTGCTGGGTCCGCCACCGCACCACCGGCCGCTGGATTCACGTCCACGTCTACCGGCCCTTCGACATGGCCCTCTACATCGGCCTCGCCACCTACAAGCAGACCAAGCACCTCGCCCGCCCCGACTTCTTCCAGGCCGCGTACACGGAGGCCGCCTAAACCAACTTCACGACGCAGCAGACGAACCGCATCCCCTGCAAGGAGCCCGCATGACCGCCCTGCCCACCGAGAATGCGCTACTGGCCGAGCCCGGCCCCGCGCCCGGCTGGTGGGAGGAAACCCCCGCCGAAGCCGCCCGCTACGACCGCCTGTACTGGACGAGAGACGAGGACTCATGACCGTCTGGAAGGTGCACGTCGCCGTCGAAGGGCGCACCGGGAAGCCGCTCGTCGTGCCCGTCGCTTCGGCGACTCCCAGGGAGGCACTGGAGCAGGTGAAGGAGGGGATGCGCGAGATCCTGATGCTGAGTGAGCAGCCCGGCGGCAGCGAGTACACCATCAGCGTCTTCCGGCCCGGCTACCGGAAGGGCGACGAGTCTGTGCTCGCAGAAAAGGTCACCCTCGTGACGATGCGGAGCGCGCCGTGACCCGCCGCCCGATGTCTGCCCGCCGAGCCCGCGAGGTGATCGAAGCCGCCGTGCTGGAGAAGGCCCTCGACTGGCAGGACACCCGGCACTGGCACGTCGTGTCCGGCGGGCAGGTGCTCGTCGTGATCGCCCCGTCCTACAGCGGCACCAGCATCTCGGGCCGCAACGGCTGGACGTGGTGGCTCGCCGCCCTCGGACCATCCGACAGCAGCCGGCGCGAGACCACCATCGAGCAGGCCGCCGCCCGCGGACTTGCCGCATGGCAACGATGGGCCACTGCGAAGGAGAACCGATGACCGAGTCCATGGCGTACCGCATGCTCACCAAGAGGATGAGCGACGAGCAGGCCCGCCTCGCCCTCCAAGCACAGGACACCGGCGACGCCCTCACCCGCTTCGCACAGGACGTATCAGCTGGGCGCGTCGACGCGCCCGGCCTGCGCCAGATCGTCGAGCAAGTCCGGCAGATCGCCGACAGCGCAGTGCGCCTGACCGCGACACGGGAAGCCGTCGAACTGTACGAGACCGAGCGGGACATTGACGCCGGTCGCGCCACCGAGGAGTGAGCACGTCATGGCCCTCTGCCGAGACTGCCGCACCGTGATCCCCTGCCACTGCCACCTTGCCCCCGCCGTCCAGGTTCGGCCCGGCGTGTACGAGGCCACCGAACCCCACCCCTGCATCAAGCCGCCGCAGACCCCCGACTGCGCTACTGAGAAATGAGAAGCAGCCTGACCACCCCCTGTGGGCCCGCGCCGTCTGGTGCGGGCCCACACACATGCCCGCCCACCAGCCACGCCGCGGATCGTTACCATCTGATGTGATCAGTCAGTAACCCCGTGAGCGGAGGCGGCACCCGTGAGTTCACCGCCCGACAACGCCCGAGACGGCAAAGGTCGCTACATACGCACCCCCGAAACCGCGGAACGTGACGCCCGCGCCGCCCAACTCCGCGCCGAAGGCTGGACACTCCAGCAGATCGCCGACGAACTCGGCTACACCGACAAATCCAACGCCCGCCAAGCCATCCAACGCGCACTGAGAGAGATCGTCCAAGGCCCCGCCGAGCAACTCCTGCAGATACACCTCACCCGCCTGGAAACCCTCTACCAGGCCGCAGTCGACGTCCTCGAAACCGAACACGTGCTGGTGTCCCACGGCCGGATCGTCAAAGACGACGACGACCAGCCGCTCCCCGACTACGGCCCCAAGCTGGCCGCCATGCGCGAAGCACGCGCCGCCCTCGCCGACTTCCGCAAAGCCATCGGCCTCGACGCCGCCCAAAAGATCGACCTCACCGGCGGCGTCCGGTACGAAATTATCGGCCTCGCAGACGACGCAACCGATGCCTGACACCGTCACGTTCGAAGCCCGCGGCGCCGTCCGCGAACTCTTCCGGTCCACGGACACCGAGATCCTCCTCTCCGGTGCGGCAGGCACGGGCAAGAGTGTGGGCGCGCTCATGTACGTGCACCTCCAGTGCCTCGACAACCCGCACACCCGCGCGCTGATCGTCCGCAAAACGCACGCGTCGCTCACCTCGTCGACCCTGGTCAGCTTCCGGGAGAAAGTCGCGAAGGAAGCCATCGCTGCGGGCCTGCTGCACTTCTTCGGTGGGTCGGCGCAGGAGCCCGCCAGCTACCGGTACGCCAACGGCAGCGTCATCGTCGTCGGCGGACTCGACCGACCCACCAAGCTGCTGTCCACCGAATTCGACCTCGTCCTGGTCGACGAAGCGATCGAAGTGACAGCCGAAGACCTCGACACGATCGTGTCCCGCCTCCGCAACGGAGTGCTCCCACTCCAGCGGCTGATCATGTGCACCAATCCCGGCCCCCCATCCCACCACCTGAAACTGAGGGCGGACGCCGGCCGGTGCCGCATCCTCTACAGCCGCCACGAAGACAACCCCCGCCTCTACCAAAACGGCGAATGGACCGACTACGGCAAGGCCTACCTGGCGCGCCTGGACAGCCTCACCGGGCCGCGCTACCAGCGTCTGCGGTGGGGCAAGTGGGTCAGCGCCGAGGGGATCATCTACGACGAGTGGCAGGACGCCGTCCACGTGGTCGACCGGTTCGACGTCCCAGATGCCTGGCAGCGGTACATGTCGATCGACTTCGGCTTCACGAACCCCATGGTGATCCAGTGGTGGGCACAGGACGGGGACGGGCGCCTGTACCTGTACCGGGAGATCTACAAGACACGGGTGCTCGCCGAGGATCACGCCAAGCAGGCAAAGCGGATCATCGGCGAGACCGGCGAACCGCACCCAGCCGCGGTGGTCTGCGACCACGACGCCGAAGACCGGGCCACCTTCGAAAGGCACTCCGGCCTCGTTACGACCGCCGCAAAGAAGACGGTCTCCCCAGGCATTCAAGCCGTGCAGACCCGGATCCGCCCGGCCGGCGACGGCAAGCCGCGCCTGTTCATCCTGCGGGACTCCGTGGTCGACCGGGACCAGGACCTCGCCGACGCGGGCAAGCCGACGTCCACCGCCGAGGAGATCAACAGCTATGTGTGGGCGGTCAAGCCGGGCGCGGCTGGAGGGCTGAAGGAGCAGCCGCTGAAGCAGGACGACCACGGCATGGACGCGATGCGGTACATGGTCGCCGCGGTGGATCTGGTGGGGGCGGCCCAGGTGCAGTCGCCTACGCGGCGAGGCCCGTCCCGGCAGACGGCGGGCGGGTCCCGGTACGCGCGGCCCATCTTCGGGAAGTAACCGTCCCTCCACCCTCGATCTGTAGATACTCCGGCCCGAAGAGTCTCCAACAGAAGATTTTCCGGCCATAGGCTTATAGTGGTCGCCGATACCGCAGGATCTTCAGCAGGGGGCGGCCTTGATATCACTCCCGGAACTCGCGCTCCTCGGCGCCGCGGCCTACCGCGCCACCCAACTCGGCGTCCACGACACGATCCTCGACCCCGCACGCGAACGCCTCGCCACCTGGCACGCCAACAAACTCGACAGCCGACCCCGCAAATTCCTCATGCAGCTGATCTCCTGCATCTACTGCCTCGGCTTCTGGCTGTCCGGCGCCGTCCTCACCGCGTGGTGGTTCTGGCGCGACAACCTGCTCGTCCAGTTCGGTCTCCTCTGGTTCGCGATCTCCGGCATCCAGGCGCTACTCAACCGACGCGACGACACCTGGACCGCGTAGTGATCCGCCAACTCACCGCCGCCGCCTCACGGTTCACCACCCGCAAACTCGGTAGACAGAAGACGACCAACAGCGGCGGCGGCTGGCAGGAAGAAGCCTGGGACCTCTTCAGCGTCATCCCCGAAGTCCGATTCGCCGCCACCTGGATCGGCAACGCCATGGGAGGCGCCCGCCTCTACGCCGGCCGGCGCCTCGAAGACGGCACCATCGAGAAAGCCCCCGACGGGCACCCGGCCGCAGAGATCGTCTCCCAGATCGCGGGCGGCCCCGGAGGGCAGTCCCAGTTCCTCGCCGAGTTCGGCCCGCACCTCGTCGTCGCGGGCGAAGCATGGATCATCATCCGCCCGACCGAGACCGGCGACGCGGACTGGCGGGTGCTGTCCGTCGCCGAGGTCAAGCAGCAGCAGGGCACCATGACCGCGGAGATCGACGGAGACGAAGTCGAGATCCCGCCCTACGACCCCGACGCGACAGCCGACCCCGACACTCCAGTCGCGATCCGCGTATGGGACCCCCACCCCCGCCGTCACATCGAAGCCGACAGCCCCGTGCGATCGTCGCTGGTCGTCCTCGAGGAACTCCGCCTCCTCAACGCCGCCGTAGCTGCAGCTGCCCGCTCCCGTCTCGTCGGCCGCGGCGTCCTCCTCTTCCCGACCGGCGTCACCTTCCCCACCGCGCCCGGCCAAGAAGCGCAAGACGACCTCGTCGACGTGTTCATGGAAGTCGCCTCCACGGCCTACCGCGAACCCGAGTCCGCAGCGGGCACGGTGCCGATCATCCTGCAAGTCCCCGGGGAGATGATCGGGCAGATCCAGCACCTGAAGTTCGAGAGCGACTTCGACGAGATCGCCATCAAGCTGCGGGACGAGTGCATCCGCCGCTTCGCCACGGGCCTGGAGACCCCGCCCGAAGTGCTTCTTGGTATGGGCGGCCTCAACCATTGGGGCGCCTGGCTCGCGTCCGCCGAGGGCGTCCGTCTCGGCGTCGAGCCGCGCCTCACCCTCGTCTCGAATGCGCTCACCACTCAGTGGCTGCGCCCCCTCCTTGAGGCCCAAGGCGCCACCGACGCCGCCGAGTGGCTCGTCTGGCACGACACCAGTCAGCTCCGTGTCCAGGCCAACCGCGCCGCCACCGCCCTTGAGGCGTTCCAGGCCGGTCTGATCTCGGCTGCCGCGGCCCGCCGCGAGACCGGTTTCGACGAGTCCGACGCCCCCACCGCACCAGCCAGCGACGCCGACGACGAGGCGACCGACAACGAAGGCGACAACACCGTGACCACTCTGCCCGTGAGCGAAACCCAGGACCTGCCCGACACCCTGCCCGCCGCCGCGGCCCCCACCTCGCTGAACCTTCCGGCCGAGGTTCTCGCCGCCGTCGACGGCATCATCTACAACGCCCTCTACGCCGCCGGCACGCGCCTGCGGAACCGGCCGGTGTGCCCGCGCCCGGAGCGTGCCCGCGCCCGCGAGATCGCGCCCGCCGAACTCCACACCGCCTACCCCGTCGACCCCGAGCTTGTCGACGAGTGGCGTCTGTTCGACGGGGCGTGGACGCGGGTCCCGGAGATTGCGAAGCGCTATGGGCTCGACCCGGACTGTCTGACACGGCAGCTCGACGACTACGCCCGCGCCCTGATCGCCGCCCGCATGCCCCACAGCTTCGAGGACACCGCCCGCATCATGCGACACCCCTGCCAGGCGAACGCGGCATGAACAGGCGACAGACCGCGACACTCCGCCTGGACGTAGCCAACGTCCACGGCGACCTGTGGTGCGCCGTCTGCAAGGCGTACACCGCCTTCACCGCCGACCTGGTGACCATCGGGACGGACGGTGTCACGGTCGTCGGCACCGTCACCGGCTGCATCATCTGCGACGACCCCGACGACCCGGAGGCCCGCCGTGGATGACGACCTGGAGCAGCTCCTCCAGACCGCCGAGCAGCAGGTAACCGACGAAGTCCGGGTCGTCCTCGACGAACTCGCCGACGAGATCGCCGCGGAACTGGAGGACGCGACGGAGATCGTCGCCGCCCGGTTCTCCCTCAGCCGCATCACCAGCATGTGGGCGCAGCGAGTGCCGCGCATCATGCGGCGCCTCTTCCGCGTCGCCCAAACCGCAGGCCAGCAGGCCGCGGCCGATGTAGACGGTGAACTGCCCGACGACTGGACCGACCTGCCCGGCCGGTACGACGACGAC